GGTGGTGGTCGCCTGGGTGCTCGCCGTCGAGGCCGGCGTGCTCGAGGGTGCGCCGCCCTCCAGCTGCGCCAGGAATTTGTTGATCTGGTCGTTGATGCCCGAGGCCTGCGGGTCGAGCGCGCCGCCGCTGACGTGCTTCATCCCGCCGCCGGAGCTCGAGTAGTCGATGTTCATCTCGGCGCCGGGCGGGATGTACACGTCGCTGGTGCCGATGAACGTCGGCTGCGGGTGCATCAGGTCGTGCGCCGCGACGGCCAGCTTCATGCGCGCGTCCTCGTTGCTGATCTGGCCGGTCACCAGGTCCTGCTGCGTCTTGAGCACGTTGGCCTTGGTCTGCTCGAGCGTGGCCTGCGCCTGCGGCGCGTACGTCGGGTCGGTGGCGATGTCCTGATGGTTGGTCGGGTCCTGCGGGTTGTAGGCGATCGTGCGCCCGCCCGAGGTGGTCACCGCCCAGTTGGGCGGCGCCTGGTAGGTCACATGCGCCGTGCCGGTGTCCGGATCGACCTGCACCAGCTGGTTGCCGACGGTGAACAGCCCGTTCATCGGGTCCGCGGCGGTGAGCGGGTAGCTGTCGCCGGTCTCGGTATTCAGCAGCCAGGTGGCGCCCTGCTTGTCGACGAAGGTGGTGTACGGCTTGTCGGTGTCCAGCGTCGTCTGCGCGCGCTGGGCCTCGGTCTGTGCCGCCGTCGCCGCGCTGGTCGAGCTCGGGGCGAGGCCCAGGTCGGCGCTTGGATCCGGCTGGCCGTCCGCGCCCAGCGGCACCTTGCCCGTCTTCGGGTCGACGACGTAGATGTGGGTTTGTCCGTCCGGTCCGGTCAGGTTGACGTGGCCAGGCGTCTTCTGTGCGGGTGTCGTCGGCGGCTTGGGTTGGTTCGGGGCGAGCCCCAGGTCAGCGGTCGGGTCGGGCTTGCCGTCCGGTCCGAGCGGCACCTTGCCGGTTTTGGGGTCGACGACATAGATGTGCGTCTTGCCGTCCGGGCCCGGCAGGTTGATGTGGCCAGGCGTCTTGCTCGTGCCCGTGGCCGGGAAGTCGATGCCGGTGGAGATCTGCTTCTGCTCGGCGGCGGTGGCACGCACGAAGCGCGGCGGCGAGCCCGGCAGCCCGTACTGGAACGAGCCGACGTACAGCCGCTTGCTGCCGTCGTCGCTCACCCACCACAGCTGCGACGGCTTGCCCTGTGGGTCGTTCGGGTTGCCCTCCGAGTGCCAGCCGGTTGGCGCCTTGGCCTGCGGGTCGGTGAGTGCCTGTGTCTGCTGCAGCACCTGGTCGGTGCTCGTGGCTGGCGCTGCCGTGGGCGGGGCTTGCTGCTGAGAGGTGTCCGCGGGCGCCGCCGTTGTGGGTTGGCCCTGCACCGCGGGCAGCGCGTCCTCGGCCTGCTGCTGTTCCTCCGGCGTCCAGTCGGTCACGTCGCCGTCGGCCCCCGCGCCGAAGCCGCGCAGGTTGCCGGCCTGGCTGGCGCGCTGGTCGAAGGGCCGCGGGCCGCTGCCCGAGACGACCGAACGCACCGATGGACCGGTGCCGTACGGATGCGGCGACAGCGGCGGCTGGCCGGCCGAAAAGGTGTTGCGCTGGGTTGAGCCGCCCGACTCGTAGCGCGGGTAGGCGCCCATGCCTGGCGGGGCGGTGCCGTAGGTGTCGCTCTCCGCGCCGGCGCCGACCGCTGGCAGCAGCGAGTAGTTGGTCTCGTCGAGCGGCGCGGCCTGGCCGGGCGGGTGGATCTGGTTGGTCTTGGGCGTGTAGTTGATCGCGCCAACGGGGGCCTGCGCGCCGGGCGGGCTGGCCAGGATGTGTGGGGGCCGCGGTCCGCTCGGGGGGCCGGCGGCGGCGAGCAACCGTGCGCGCGGTCGCAGCGCACTGCTCCAGGGCGAGCGCGGCGGCGGCCCCCAGCCTGGCACTAGCGCGCCTCGAGACGCCGTCGCACGTGGCGATTGACGCGCGCGATGGGCTGACCGGTGCGCCCGTCGAGGAGCTCGACCGGGCCGAAGTCCTCGGCGCCGATGGCGTCCATGCGCTCGATGATCGGCTCGGGCGCCGACGAGCCGACCAGATGCTGGCGCGAGAACTCGGCGGTGCCCGGCTGGTGGTCCTTGAAGACGAACGTCAGCCCGTGCGGGTCCTCAGGCGTGCGCACTGGCCCGTTGACCGCCGCGTGAATGTCGGCGGTCTCGGGCGCGTGATACGTGTCGTGCAGCTGGCGCAGCTGCTCATTGCCGGGCATGGTGGGCATCCAGATAGCTCTTGATCACCTCAGCGCTGTGCTCGTCGAGCGGCACGTCCCCGCTCACCACTCCCGCCAGCATCGCCTCCATCCGCCGTTGTTGCTGGGACGGGCTCACCTTCTTGCGGCCCAGCGGCAGCTGGCCCTTGTCGTCGTGGCTCTGCACTTCCAGCGCCCGCGGCACCTCCTGCATGAGCTTGCGCATGTTGGCTGACATCGGTCGCCTCCTGTTCCAACATCACCAGATCGCCGCCGGTCTTGTCGGCGATCTTCGCGCCCAGCGCGCGCGCCATGCTGATCAGCGGCAGCACCATCTCGGCGTCGACCTTGAAGCTGTGCACCGAATCCCAGTCAGGCGCCTCCTCGATGGCGACCACGTAGGTGTCGTTGCGGCCGACGTACAGCGCCACGCGCCGCGCCACACTCGGTTCGGACACGTCGACGCGTAGCTCGGTCGGACGGCGGCTGATCGCCGTCGCGCTCACCGGCTCGTCGTGGATGGCATGCACCGGTTCGGCCTCCCATTCGTGGCCGTAGTCCAGGCCAGGATGATGGTCCTCGCCACAGCGGAAACAGGGTGGCTTGGGGATGCGCGCACGATACGCCGCGGAGCCGGGCACCATGGCCAGGTTGTGCAGGTCGGCAGAGCCACGCGAGGCCGGCTCGCGGATGTCCTGATCCGCGGTCGGCGCGCTCGGGCGCATGGCCCGAAACATTTCGAGCGCATCCGTCATGGACCTGGGCGAAGTCTAGCGCTCCAAACCCGAGCGTGAAACATCAGACGAGCGCGCGCTGCTGGCCGCGCTGCTGGACCGCCGCCCCGCCCGGTCGTCCGCTGGTCCGCCCGCCGCCGCGGGGTGCGCTCGAGTGGGCCATGGCGTCGCCCGCGGTGGGCGGCGCGCCACCGCCACCGCCGCGCGGGCTGCCCGACGGCGGCTGCTGCGTCCCACCCTGCGGCGCCATCGGGCTCTTCTGCGGCTGCTGCTGCTCGAGCAGCTTCTGGCTGAGCGCGACGAAGCGCTCGCTGTCCTCGCCGAACCAGTTCTTGACGCGCTCCAGGCCGACCTGCTCGATGACGAACGGCAGCGAGTCGACCGCCTCGCGCACCAGTTCGTCGAGCCACTCCTGCGGGTTGTCGGTTGCGCCCGAGAGCTCGATGCTGGTCCGATGCGGCATCCACTTGTTGGTTTGCAGCGCCTGGAGGGCCTTCCATTGTTCAAGTATTGCCGGGTCCAGACGTCGACCCAGGCTGACTTCCCAGCCATCCCAGTAGCCGTCAACATCTTTGGGAGCGATGGTGACCTCGCCCAGGTCTTCACCATTACGGTCTTTGCCGGGTACGGGCAGGGTCAGGCGGTCCTGCAGGCACACTTCCAGTTCCATGGTTGCGAGCTCGAGCGCGCGGGTGATGGCGCGCACGATCGCGTCCTTGGCGCTTTCGATCTTGAGTGTGCGCATCGACTGGATCGCCCACATCTGCTGCGCCGAGCGCGTGCCCTCGGCGCTGCGGGGGCCCTGAGCGACGCCGTTGCGCTGAATGTATTGATCGATCACGCTTGTCGTCTGGAGCAGTTCGTCGGGTACGGGCTTGCCCTCGAGCATGGTCAGGTACTCCCCGATGCGCTGATCGATCGGGATGTATTGGCCCGGGCGGATCTCGAGTGGACGGCCATCTTTGGTCCAGCCGAGGTAGGTGCGCCAGGCGTTGATGGCCAGCATCCACACCTGCATGGTCAGCACGTTTGACTCGATCGGGTACAGCCCCGACGCGTTGGTCAGCATGCCGCGGTACTTGCGTTCCATGTCGTCGAAGGTGAGCTCGCGGAAGGGCGCGATGACGTACGGCACCTCCGGGTAGCCGTGCTCGGCCACGCCGCGGAAGGGGCCGTTGCCGCCGACGTCGAACAGCGGCTGGTCCTCGAGCATCAGGCAACGATGGCGGCCGATCCACACGTCGTCGACCCACACCAGTTCGTCGGGCAGCCGTCCGCGCAGGATGTAGGCGGTGTCCGCATAGCGCTCGAAGGCGTGCATCGCCTCGGTCTTGGACGTCTGATAGTGTTCGACCACGACCAGGATCTCGCCGTCGTCGGCCTCGCGCCAGCGCACCACGCGCGGGTCGCGGCGCTGGAAGACGATCGGGTTGCGGCGGCGGTGGCGCACCTCCCAGACCTCTTCGGGGTCGGCGTCCTCCCAGGCCTCGACGCGCTGCTCGTACGCCTCGTCCTCCTCGCCGTCGGCTTGCTCCGGTACCGGGCCGCGCGCCTCGAGGCCCTCGGGCTTGTTGGGCCACAGCGTGCGGTCGACCATGATGCGGAACACGCCCACGCGGCGGATGACCATGTCGGTCGGGATCTGGCGCAGCACGTCCTTCTGCTTGCGCCAGGCGTGCAGCAGCGCCTTGCCGAAGCGCGTCAGTCGGTCGGCCTGATTGCGGTACTTCTGCCGCGCCCGGGCCGGGCGGACGCGCACCGAAATATCCGGAGGTACCAGGCTATCGATAGCGGCATCGGCGTCGGCCGGTGCAGACCCAGTCTTGACCGCCAGCCGCCCACCGGGGGACTCGACGTCAAACGTCTGGAAGTACAGGTCTTCTTCATCTTCCATCGCCTCGTCGAGGTCGCCCCACTCGGAGACCAGATGGTCGCGCCAGTAGGTGACCTCCTCGAAGGTTGGGCGGTCGTCGATCTCGTCGCGGTACGCGCTGGTAATCGCCTGCTCGTCGGTCATCCGGCTGACAGGTAGCTCTGCGGCTCGTACGGCGCGCGGCTGTGGAAGGTGCGCACGTGCTCCATGAACATGCGCGAGCGGGTGACCGGCTGGCGCGCCAGGACCTCGGGCGGCGTGCGCGGCAGGGTGATGTCACTGTCGATGTCCGGCTCGACGTGCGTCTCGAGGTAGCTGTAGCTGGCCGACTCGGGCTCGCCCTCGAAGCGCTTCTTGACCCACACGTAGTAGCCCCAGGCGTCCATGGCGTGGTCCATCCACGCCCGCGGCCGCTCCTGGTAGTTCATGTTCAGCCGCTTGCGCTTGGGGTAGGTGTACGTCTTGAACTCGTTGATCGTGTTCGAGCAGCCGCGGTCGACGCGCAGCCGCGAGCAGCTGCGCAGGTAGCTCAGCGTCAGCCCGACCAGGTGCTCGTCGTTCAGCCCCTCCTCGACCTCGATGGTCAGCGCACGCTGCTCCTCGGCGTTCAGGCCCTTGTCCGAGTCGGGCGCGCGGCCCATGCGCTCGAGCACCAGGTTGACGCGGTGGCGGTAGAAGCGGAAGAAGCGCACCGGGTCGCGCAGCTGGTTGCGCATGAACGGGATGCGCTCCCAGATCTGCGGCTTGGCGTCGATGATGTATGCCGGGAAGCCCATGCGCTGCCAGCGGCGCATCTCCTCGGGCTGCGCCGAGTCGACGATCATGTCGCTGATGCCGCTGAGCTCCCACTGCGGCAGCAGGTCGTGTTCAGCCGAGGTGCGCGAGGCGCTGATCCACGGCCGCGAGCACAGGATCTCGGCCACCTCCTCGGTCGAGCGGTGCGTCTCGTACACCTCGTCGAAGATGACCGTCATGTCGGTGTATTCCTGAATGGCCAGGATGGCGTACGGGTTGGAGCCACCCGACGGATCCACGGCTAGGATGACCGGCAGGTCGGGGTTGTACTCGACGTCGGTGACGTGCACACGCTCTTTGAACTCGGGGAAGACACGCTCCCGCGCACTCGCCGGGATGCCGCCGAACTGCTCGAGGAACTCGTACGCCTCCATCTCCTTGGCTGCCTGCTGGAGCGCGGGGGTCTCGCGGCCCTGCGGGAAGGCGTAGAAGTTGATGTCGTAGCTCGCGTCCTGGAAAAGCTCCCACGCGGCTTCGCCACCATGCGCGACCATGTCGGCACGGGCATCGAGCGCCTTCTGGTGGAAGAAGTCGCCCTCCCCCTCCCAGGACGAGATGAGCAACGCCTGACCATTACGATCCGTCAGTGGTGGCAGAATGGCGCGCGCCCACGCCTCTGGATAGATCTGCGCGGCTTCATCGATGATGGCCAGGTCGATCGCCGCACCCGCCGCTGACCAGATGTTCTCGAGCGAGATGCCCTCCAGCCTGGCGCCGTTCTCGAGCACGCACAGCTTTTCCTGCAGCGTGTCGCGCAGCACGGTGGTGCGCAGCCCGAGGTCCTTGACCGACTCCATGACCTTGTCGAAGGCGCGCGAGACCAGCTTCATGGTCGGCGCTGCCAGCCAGATCCACGAGCGCGGGCGCATCGTCGCGACGCCGATCGCCTCCATGGCCGCCTCGGTGGTCTTGCCGCCGCGCCGCCCCCAGGCCGCGATGCGGAAGCGCGCGTGCGAGCGCGCCAGCGCCTGCTGACCCGTCCAGCGCCCTTCGACGCCGGTCGCCTCCCACATCTCGGTTTCGTCCTGCAGCCCGTGGTACTCGCGCAGCCGCCGATCCGGCTCGCCGATATCGCCCACCCAGCGCACCCGCTTCAAGAGCTCGCGCGCGGCGTCCTCATCGTCCGGCACGAACAGCCCGTGCGGGCGGAAGTTCAGACGCCGGAAGGCCTCGAGGCGCTCCTCGGGCGTGATCGGCTGAAACGGCACCAGGCGCGCCGCGGCGCGGTCCTCCCAGTGCTGCAACCAGTGGTCGCCGGGGTTCTGCGTCAGGCGCGTGAAGTCCAGGCCGGCCAGGTCGCTGACGGGTGGCTCGAGGACGGGCTCGCGGCGCGCCATCAGCGGGAGCGGGCCTTGCGGTCGAGCTTGTGCGGCCGCGCGCGGGTGAACTTCTCACCCCCGACGTTGGGCTTCACGTCGTGGCTGGTGCCCTTGCCCTTCGGGCGCTCGCCCTGCTTGATGCGCGCGCGGGCCATCTAGCAGTTCTTGCCGCCGTGCCCCGCGCCCAGCTTGATCGAGCGCGCCGCGCCCTTCGACTTGGCCTTGGTGTTCGAGGTGCCGGGCTTGCCCTTGCGCCCGCCGCTCGAGGTCCCGCTGCGTTTGATGTTGGGCATTACTTCTTGCTCACCTTTCGTTTGGTGGTTGGCTTGGCCGTGCGCTTGCCGCCGCGCCCACCCGCTGCTGCAATCGTCGGCGGCATGCGCGTGCGCGCGCCGACCGGGGCGGCGCCACCCAGCGCGCCGCGTGTCGGCTTGCGCATACCGGGTATGGCCGGCATGCCCATGCCCCCGCCGCCGCCACCACCACCGCCGGCCATGAGGGCGGCCAGGCCCGCGTTCTTGGCTTTCTTGGCCATTAGTCCTCCTCCTGCCAGGTCCAGAAGATGTAGAAGTGCCAGCAGCGCAGGCAGTGCCAGCAG